CACATGATGAACCTGATCGACCACCGCGCACATGGCGATTGTGAGTGTAGTTGGCATGCACCTTACGGTTGGGTTGTGGAAGCCGGGTGTCCACATCATGATTGACTTGCCAACAGCCACAAACAGGGCCGCGCCATGACGCAGCCGCCCGACATGCCGGCCCACATCAGCCCCCAGCCCGGCCAGACCTGGCGTGCCATTGTCGACGCGGTGGCGGCCGCGGCTGACCTGACGCCGGCCGACGTGCTGGGCCGTGACCGCCACTGGCGGTATGCCAATGCCCGCGCGGCGGCGATCTGGCTCATGCGATCCAAACTCGCAACCGAGAACGGCCGGCGGCACCGGTTTGGCTCAACGACCCGCATCGGCCACCTCATGGGCTACCGCGATCACACCACGGTGGTGCATTTCCTGCGAACAGCGCGGGCCGACACCGGGCGCGGACACGCCATCAGGGGCATCGCGGAACGGGCCTGGGCGATGGTGGAGAGGTAGGGGTGATGGGTGAACTCCGTTGGTACAAACGCGACCCTGCCAAGGCCCTGAAGGGTATGCAGCGGCTCAATCTTGAGCAGCGTGGAGCCTACAACACCATTCTCGATCTGATCTATCTCCATGACGGCAAACTGATCGACGACGACCGCTTTCTGGCCGGCAATATGGGCGCCGATATACGCAAATGGCGCAACGTGAAAAAGCAACTTTTGGCCCTTGGACGCATCTCAATTCGGGACGGTTATATCCACGATGATGTTGCCGATGTGGAGGCAGAGGTGGCTTTGAACAGGATAGAATCGGCTCGCCATGCTGGCCAAAAATCAGCCGAGGCAAGACGGGCAAAAAGGGAAGATGTACCTCTAGACCCCCCCGAGTACTCCCATGAGTCTAAGCCGACCACTGGCATGAGTGTAAGCGAAGTGAAGGTGGCGAAGTCAGGAGCGGCCGCAAAGGAAAACAATGACTTAGCACTAACGACCGTTCCAACGAAACGCGAACAAACGTTTGAACCATTAGAACTAGATAAGAGTAAAGATATAGGTGCTGACGCACCTTTGTCCGAAACGAGTTCGGACGCGCTTCCTCCAAAGCCACTTCGTCGAAAGCGAAAAGCCTACCCAGAAGCGTTTGAAGCCTTCTGGCAGGCCTATCCGATCGACCCGCTTATGTCCAAAGCCGAAGCCGGCAAACAATGGGACAAGCTCACAGACGAGGACCGGGCCGCCGCCATGGCCGCTGTACCGTCCTTCGCTGCCCATTGCCGGCAAGACACCACCTACCGCCCCGTCCATGCCTGCCGGTTTCTCTCGCAGAGACGCTTCGACGGGTTCGTGGGCACCACCGCCCCCAACGGCGCAGGCAAACCCAAGCCGATGGACAGCGACCCTGAAATTATCCGCCGCCGTGCCGAACATGCCGCGCTGGAGAAGGCCCGGCTCGCACGGCTTGCCAAGGAGATGCACTGATGCCGATCGAGTCTGATATCACCGGCCAGAACTACAGCGAAAAGGCCAAGGCGTTCATGGTGGCGAACGGCGGCGCCGGCTTCCTCCTACGACGCAGGTCCGAGATTACCGAACTGGCCCGCTATTGGCTCAAGGATGAGCCTGAGTGGAAGCACGCCACGCCGCGGCAATGGGGTGCCTGGCTGGCCTATCTCAAGCGCCTTCACAAGGCCATTTCGTTCCACAGCCGGGACTACGTGACGGTGCCGAGCGAATGGCCGCACGAGTTTGACAGCCGCGCCACGGTGCAGGGCGATCATGCCGCGGCCGATGCCTACGAGCGGCAACAGGCTTCGGAAAAGGCGGCGTGGGTGGACGCTGCACGGGCATCAGCCGAACACCGCAAGGCCGTTGTGGCGACGCGGATGCGTAACTTTCAGCGTCGTCCCAAGCCAAGTAACGAACCCGGGCAACCCGAAAAACAGCCATTTACGGTCAGCGTCGCTGAAATGCAAGCCAGCCGCCGCCGGCTTGGGCTTGAGACGATGGAACCGCTTGTTGACGACTTGGAGGGGTTTGGATGAGCAACCACGGCCATGCACTCGCCGGCATGGACTTGGGTTGGCCCGAAAACCACTTTCCCTCACCCACGGCTCTCATTTTGAACCACAGAGGCTATCCAATGCAAATATCTCCAGCACCGTTGCGGTGGCATATCGTTTCAACCATGGTGGGCGGTGAATGGACGGTCGCGCTCTACCTGCTCAACCAGGCAATCGAGGTCGTCTACCCCTACACATTGCGGACCAGCTATCGCAACCGCGATCCGCAGCCGGCGGGCGTGGCCCTGTTCCCCGGCTATCTGTTCGCCGGCCTCGACCAGGCAAGGAGCGTGGCGGAGATAGTCAGTCACAGCCGGGTTAAGACGGTGTTGCGGCAAGGCGGCGATCTGATCCGCCTCAGTGAAAAGCAGGTCGATGCCATCAGGGCGCAAGCGGCACTTGAGCGTGATCTGGTGTTCAAATCCAACCGCCCCGAGGCCAAGTGGCGTGTCGGCCAGTTCCAGGCAATCCCGTCCGGGCATCCGATGGAAGGCGCGCCGGCTTTCGTGGACTCATTGACAGACGGCACGGTTCATGCAAGTCTGGGCCAGTTACGGCTATCGTGGCCCGCGTCAGCAACACCCTTCGAGAATGTTGCGCGTTGTGCGTAGCGATGCACCCCCTACCCCGAAACAGCACTTTTCGCCCTCCCTCAGACGGAGAAAGCAGTTAAATGGCCGAAAGCTCAATAGCCAAGCGTGGTCGCAGGCCCGGTTTTGTCATGGGCGAGGAACACCGGCTTAAAATAACGAACAGCAATATCCTCAACGCGCTAATTGAACACGTTGAAGGCAAACGCAAAATGGGGGCCACACAAGTCACCGCCGGCATCGCATTGTTGCGCAAAGTCATGCCCGACCTGTCTGCCGTCGAACTGGCCGGTTCCGGGGACGGCCCGGCCATCCGCATGGTCATAACGGGCGTCCCGCGCGCCGATGACCCCGCCTGAACCCGCCGACAGCGGTTATCGCCCACGCCCGCAGTTTGTCGCTTTTCATCGTCGCCGCGAACGCTTTGCCGCCATTGTGGCACACCGCCGGGCGGGTAAGACGGTGGCTTGCGTCTGCGACCTCAACGACGCCGCCGTGCGCCTGGACAAGCCCGATGGGCGCTTTGCCTACATCGCCCCGCTGTATAACCAGGCCAAGGACGTGGCGTGGACCTACCTCAGGCAATACGCCCGCCCGTTTCTGGTATCGCCGCCGAACGAAACGGAACTGAGGGTCGATGTCCACAACGCGGCCGGCAGCATCTCGCGCATCCGGCTTTATGGCGCCGACAACCCGGACCGCCTGCGTGGCCTCTACCTCGACGGCGCGGTGCTCGACGAGTACGCCGACATGGCCCCCTCGGTCTGGGGCGAGGTTGTGCGGCCGATGCTGGCGGATCGTCACGGCTGGGCCTGTTTCATCGGCACACCGAAGGGCCGCAATGCCTTTTACGACATCATCACGGCGGCCGAGGCTTCGCCGGACTGGTATACCAAGCGGCTGCCGGCCTCGCTGACCGGGCTGATCGACGCCGACGAGCTTGCCTCGGCCCGTGCGGTGATGACGCCGGAACAATACGAGCAGGAGTTCGAGTGCAGCTTTGATGCGGCCATTGTCGGCGCCTACTACGGCAAGGAGATCGCCATTGCCGAGCGCGACGGCCGCATAACCGAAACACCGCATGTGCCCGGCCTGCCTGTCCACACCGCATGGGACCTGGGCATAGGCGACAGCACAGCAATATGGTTCTTTCAGGTTGCCGGGCGGGAAATCCGCGTAATCGATCATTATGAAAACCACGGGCAAAACCTTGCCCATTATGCTTCAGCGATCAGATCACGGCCATACCAGCCCGGCATCGACTATGTGCCGCACGACGCCAAGGTGCGGGAACTGGGCACCGGGCGCACGCGCGTCGAGACGATGATCGGCCTTGGCCTGCAGCCGCGCGTCGTGCCCGATCACAAGCTGATGGACGGTATCAACGCGGTTCGGCTGACACTGGCTCAATGCTGGTTCGACGAAGGCCGGTGCCGCGACGGCATCGAGGCCCTGCGGCAATACCGCACCGATTATGACGAGAAAACACGGGCTTTCAAGAACACGCCCAAGCACGACTGGACAAGCCACACCGCGGACGCCTTTCGTTACCTTTGCATGGCATGGCGTGCCGACATTGCGGTAATCGTGCCGCCCAGGCCCAGGCAGCCGACAGGCCATGTTGTGCTACTCGGCCCGCCCGAACCCCCCAGCAAGACGAGGATCAGACTATGACGATGAAGCGCAATTACGTGCAGATCGCCGTGATGACCGAACTGGCAGCCGGCGGCTTTGACCACATCGACGCCACGGACAGCAATGTGCCGCGGGGCCGGGTGGCAAGCGAGTTCGTCTCGGTGCGCGCCCACAACGGCCAGCCGGGGCCGATCTGCAAGGTCATGGTGGACTGCCGCGATGCCACCAAGGCCAGCATCACCAAGGCCACCGCGGCCGCACTGGCGGAATGGCACAAGGCCGTCAAGAAGGCCGGCTGATCAGCCATGACCGACGCCGCAGCCACGACCGACCTTGCCGAGGCGACCGTCACGCTATCGGCCGCGCCGTGGCTGGAGCTGATTACCGACGCCGAAAAGGCGTTCCAGCCCTACCAGGACAAGGCGGACGGCATCGACAAACAATATGCCAACCTGGCTGCGATGGCCGGGGTCAGCACGGACCGCGAGTTCAAAATATTCTGGGCCAACCTGGAGGTGTTGAAACCGTCGATCTATGCCAAGCCGCCGATCCCGGCCGTCATCCCGCGGTTCAAGGACAACAAGCCCAAGCCGCGCAAGGCGGCTGAGGTGCTGGAGCGCTGCA